AGCACGATGCTTGTTGCAGAAGAACCTACGCAAAATACTACCACCTCTGAAACCCTTTATTTAAAGGCTTTCTAGCCTTGTATGGTATTATGCTTTGTGGTTTATCATCAATCCAAACATCTATTCTTATATTTAAATTTGCAACAGCTTCAAGTTTTGACCTAGTAGCATAAACTATCGGTATGTTCATATCTTCTTTAATATCATTTGCTATTTCTTTATATCTTTTAGTAACACAATAAACATTGTGTCCACCTTGTATAAAAGTATTAATTATTTGATTCCATAACTCTTTATCTAAAGTATATGTATCATCATAGTCAATAGCTACATTCATTACTTGGCACTCTTCAAGGCACGATTAAAAGCCTTAGTGAAGTTCTTATCAAAGACTGCATTACTAAACTTTGCAGCGATAATGTAGAAAGGGAATCTTGGTCTATAAGTTACAGATTTTTCAAAGCCTATAATTAGTTTTAAACCACTCTTAGTTCTTTCATACACACCATCAGTACCACCAACATTACCTATGAATTGTGTACTCTTTTTAATTAGTCCAGTCTTTTTACCTATTATGTTACCAAACTTATTTAATCTTGCATTTGGTTGATATGGTACTGGTATAGGTTTACCTGTACTTCTTGTACCACCTTCTATTTGAAACTTCATATAATTAGCCACAATATCTTTCATAAGCAGTACACCCACTAATAAATTCTTTTTAGCTTTATTTATTAATAAACCTCTTTTAGTAAATGGTGTTGGTCTATCTAACTTCTTATCCATTTGTTTTGACATTTCTTTTTTTAAATCAAACAAAGTATTGTTGATTGCTACTGACGTTGCAAAAGGTATTTGTTTCTTTTGTGCGTTAGTAGTCCATTTGGTTACTTCTTTTATATTACTCTTTACGCTAACTCTCATACTTTCTCCAATGTGATTTACCTTTAAATTTAAGTCCTAGCTCTTTTGCTTTTCTTTTTATAGTAGATGGGTGGCATCCAAAAGTCATAGCTACATCATGTGAAGATTTGCCCTGTTGTATCTTTTGTTTTAATTTATCTTTATCTATTTCCATTTGTTACCTATTAGTTGATATATAATTAATAATATTAAACCTACGAGTGCATATAAACTCATATCCATTATAGATTTTCGTAATGTTCAATAAGTTTATTTATGTACCAAACAGCTTTCTCTAAGTCCTGTATGTTTGCTTCTTTGTACTTATGTCTATGAATGTATTTGATTGCCGATCCTTCTAAGTAAGCTGGAAAGTCTGTACCTAATTGTTGCTTAATATAATCTATAGCTTCTACTGCACCCTTATTATAATGAGGTGGTCTTAATACATTTATATCTTTACTCATTTATTTTCTCCGATAATTTTTTATTGTATTTTTCACATATTTTTTTTGCAAAAAACTTTTTATTTTGCCCACCTGAACAACAATTTGCTTGTGGATAAAAAATATCATCAATGGCTTTTACTAAATCGTTTACACAACCAGAATCCCAATTGCCATTGTTTTTTGTATTAATTTGAAAAATTAAATCTAACAAAGCAGAGTTAGTATTTATAGTTGATAAATCAACTGGATAAAAATGTTTATATGTTAAATAAAATGTTTTAGGGTTATAAGACCAATTTCCCCATGTCATTTTTGGTTTTTCCCTACTTAATGTAAGATAAAATTCTTCAATTTCTTTTAATTTTCTCATTTAATATTCTCCTTTTAATTAATTCTCTTTTACATTTGATTCTTAGCTTTGGATTAGCACTAGGATCATTTGCAATTCTTTCTAATTCATCTTGCTTAGTAGCGTGTAAATAAAAGTGTTCAGTAGTTGTCTTACCTGTTTGTCTATTATAATTCTTAACACTTTTCTTTAGTTTTGTTGGCACTTTTCTTTTCCTTTTTAAATATCTTATCCCAATTATTATCTATTTTCTTTTTATCTTCAGGTCTACGTTTACTTCCTTTGCTCATAACTTATCTTCTCAAAGTTTACTGATTTATCTAAATTAGATAATAATTGTTTTGCATCTATAAAGTCTTTAGGCAAACATCGTAATAATTCTTCTATACTAAATATTGCCATATCCTTTTCTTCTATATGTATTTTAATCAATAATGGTTTTTCTTCATCAGTATCACAAACAATTATATTTTTATTATCAAATCTAAATGATCTAGTATTTGGTTGTATTTGTGCATAACCACTACTTTCTAATTTTATATTAAGTTGTTCAAATGCTCTATTCATCATTTCAACCATTTTTAGTTTCTTTTGTTTAGAATCGTTTTGTAAAGATTCTTTTAATATCATCTCAGCCCTACAAAACTTTATTTCAAAATCTATACCTACCATTTTAAATATTCTTTTTCTGTTACCCCACTTAGCATAAGTTTCTGATTCGTAAATCCTAAGTTTTTTTATCTTATCTTCTAATGTTTCATCTAAATATGTTTTCATAAAACTCCGAACATTTAGTAGGAAGTAAGGGAAGTATTACATACTTCCTTCCCTTCCTTCCTTCATAATTATTGTTTTTCATCAAAAACTTCCTTCAAACTTCCTTTACTTCCTTCAAAAACTTCCTTTATTATTCAAATTCACTCTGTAAATTAGGTGCTTGATTTTTGTATTTAATATGTTGCCAACCATATTTATCATCATGATTAACTCTATTTTTTACTTTTAATGCTTTTAAATGCTTACCAATATTGTTTGCATTAATAGGATCACCAGCTTTATTTTTAACAAAACCTTCTAACTCACTTGGTTGCATAAACTGATCCTGAGGTGCTTGATTATCTTTAGTATAAGCTACAGTTTCTAGAGCATCTAATGTCCTTTGTTGTATAGGTGGTAGTTTATCTATATTTGGACTCTTAATTGATATTTCGCTTTCTTCTAAAAAACCTGACGTTAGATTTAATCCTTCACCAATTATTTCTACCTCTCTAAACATAAAGTTTTTAACAGCCATTCCTTGACCATCTTTATTTAATGTTTGCTCAAAAGAAACTAACATTTGTTCATCTACAAATCCAGTAACATATTCATCATCTCTTTTTACTTTAAATTCATAATCTAAAGATGCACCCATTACACTTGATCCTCTACCTCTATTAGAATTACCATGACCAGTATGATGTACCAAACATATACAGCATTTATAATGCGATATAAGTCCATCTAATTTATTAATAAAATTACCCACATCCTCTGCACTGTTCTCGTTACCAACAAAGTTTCGTTGAAAAGTATCAATAACAATCATACCTATATCACCTACTAATTGAATCAATTCTTCTATTTCTTCTTCTAGCATTTTAAAATCATCAGGATCATTTACTCTCACTGCTCTATCAGATAAATATAAAGGTACGTTATTAAGATCAAACATACCTTGTTGCCATGCTGCTAAGCGACGTTTTACGCCACGCTGTCCCTCTCCGCACACGTACATTACTGGTTTAGCGTATGCTTTGTTCCCATAAAATTCTTTACCTGCTGCTATACTGGCTGCCATAGCTATTGCAATAAATGATTTACCACTTTTAGGAGCGCCAAATATACACATTAACGACTCTTTTTCTACAACATCTTCTATAAGCCAGTCAGGATTATCTACTTGACTTAATACTTTATCTGCTCTTGTAAAGGTAACAGCACCTTTAGGTTTTTTCTCAGCACAATTAATTATGTATTCTTCTAAATCTTTTGATTCTTTAAAATCATTTCTAATATATGCATCATACAGATCATCTTTTTCATTAAATGTTTCAGGTGATTGTGCAACCTTTACTTTACAACCATTCTTCTTTAGCATCTTAGCTATCTCATTTGCACACTTCTTACCAGCATCATCGTTATCAGGAAATATATAAACCTCTCTGTTATAAATCTTAGACCAATCTGCTTTATCCCAAGCATTGACTCCACCATGCCAAGTGCAACAATCATAGTCATATATTTTCTGACATCCTAATAAAGCTTTCTCACCCTCATTAATTATTACTGGTTTATCTAAATGCTTTTCTTCTATGTAAATAGGTAGAGTTCCTTCAGGTCTTTTCATAGACCAAGAACCATCTGTATTTAAAGTAAAGGGTGCATACTTTTGTTTTATATGATGTCCTTCAGGAAATCTAAGTACTAAAAAATTATCTGCATATTTAACTTTAATACTTGCTTGTTTATAAAGATCAACCATTTGTTGTCTATTAAACGATCTAACACCACTTTTAGGAACAGGGGGAGTTGTTCCATTCGTGAAGGAGTAATTACGTTGTGGTGCTAGATCATAACCATACTGTTTTAGTATAACTGCTACATCTTTATTCAGATGTCTAATTAAATCGACAATACCACCACCAGTATCATTTTCAAAATCATACCAAGTAGCGTCTTCAAGATTTAAAACTAAAGAACCTTTATTACCCCATCTATATTCAGTTGTGGTAGTAGTTTTTGGTTCTCCAAGTAATTCTCTAGCTACTTCGGGTGCTATTCTTTGCCAATCTATATTCTGCATCAGAAAGGTATATCTTCATCTGTTAATAAATCATTATTGTCATTGATTTGCTTATTAACCAAATCAGATAAACCATCATTAGGTGATTTAAAATCATCATCACTTTCATCTTCATAATACCAACTAGGAATTACAAACTCGCTTGATCTAGGTGCAAACTTAGCAAATTCAAAACTAAGTTCACTTGATTGACCTAAACCTACTTGTAATTTCTTAGCTCCTGTAAATTTAACAACTGGTAATAAATCACCATTCTTATCTTTTTCATTCCAAAACAAACCAAGTATTTTATTAAATGCCTGAGTTTCTGCAAACGTCATATTTTGCCATAATAAAGGTCTGCTTAGTCCTTGTGGTAATACCCATGCTGAAAAAGCTCTTTTGTAATCTTCTTCAGGTTTATTACCCATTACACCAAACTGTTGATCCCATACAAAATCATAACCTGATGCTTGTTTATAACATCCCCAACCACTTAAAAAAGTTGCTGGATCAAGTTGAAGATATTGAAACTCAATAGGTTGTTCACCATTATGAAAGCTCATATCTCCCGTTTTCCATTTTAAATAAGGTGATTCTCCACCACCACTATTCATTCCACCTAATATATCCATATATACTCTCCTTATTAATGTATTGTTTTATCAATACTGGTTAAAAAATCAGCTTCAAGGG